CCAAGTATACTTTCTGGTCTAGCAGGAATTACTGGAGCAATATCTCATGTTCCGCATAATCATTAAAATTATGTTACTCTGATATAATTAACATATGTCATATTCACAATTAATTCTTTCAGATCGTCCAGCAGGATATTGGGATTCCCCCAAATTTGGGGTAGAAAATGTGCTTACAGCAAACCAAACCTCCTTTGAGACTAGTACATCTGGATGGTCTGTTGTGGATAGTGATACTACTATTAATAGAATAACTAGTGATGCCTATATCGGCACAGCCTGCCTACAAGCAACTGCAAATTCTACTGCATCAGATTCTATTGCTATTAGAATATCTTCTGGAAGCAGAGTTAGAGTATATCCAGGCAGAAGATATACAATGATTGCGCGAGTAAAAAGAGGATCTGGATCAAGAAATGCTGCTATTAGAATTGAATACTATACTACTCAAAGTGGATCAACACTTTCAGAATCAGTCAGAGTAGGGCAGGAGTTTACTCTTTCTAGTGATGAGTGGACAACCATTTATCATACAGACCTTATTTATACTCCTAATGATAATGACTACTATGTTTCGTGGGGTGTAGTAAGTACAAACTCTGGCTCAATTGGAGATACCCTACTAATTGATTATGTTCAGTTTTATGAGGGAACAACATTTCAATTAGAAGATGAAGTTTCTAATAATAATATTAATATTTATGAAAGTATTCATGAAAATGCAAAGCCAATAATATTTGGAACAAATGGTTCCCTAAAACTTTATAGTGATTCATTTGCCACTATAAAAAATAATTATAAATTATTTATATCTGGCTCTGAATCTAAACCAGCCACCGTAGATTTTTGGTTCACACTTGATAAAACACCATCTTATAGACACTATCTTATAAGAATAGGAACATTTTTAGAGTGCTATATAGAAAAAGATAGAATATATATAGAATCTAATAATAAAAAACAAAGTATTCAAGTAGTTGATTGGAGTTCTCAACACTATGTCGCTATATCATACTTTAATAATAAAATAGATTTATATTTAGATGATAGAGATCCAATATCATTAGATATGGGTGAGGACTTTAGATTTTTAGATATTGCTGACATTAACTCAATGCCCAGCGTGGTCTTTGGTCCAGCGTCTAGGCCAAGAAATTTAATACTAAACCCATCTATAGAAAATAATATTAATGGATGGGAGGCTAGAGGGTCTGGCACATCAATTGAACTAATTAATACAGATAGTTTTTCTGGATCAAGTTGTTTACAGATAACAAAAGCATCTGTTGCAAATTCTGGGGTTTCAGCAATAAATAAAATTAGTGTAGAGCCTTATAAAAAATATCAAGCATCGGCATACATTAAAATACCATCTGGAAACGATGCATCTACTATTACTATAGAATGTAATGAATATGAATCTATTTCTGCTCCTAGTTCAATTAATCAATATTTATACTCTATTTCAATAGATGATTCAGACGGGTGGGTAAGAATTAGCAATAGTTTTACTCCACATGCAAGAACAAAGTATGTTGATTTTTCAATTTATCAAGCGTCCTCTGGCGTAGCAGGAGAAAGATTTCTTGTAGATGCAATCCTTTTAGAAAAGTCAGATAATTTATTAGACTGGGATGAAAAAACTGCTAACTATGAACCATTATTAATATCTGGAATTGGATTTTATCCATATCAAATAGATAGAAATAAAATACAAAAAAGATTAAACTATGGAATGAATGATTTATCAGATAACCTTGCAATAAAATATAATGCAGATATATTTAATATTAAATACTCAAATGCGTACCAAGTAAGCGGAGTAGATGCAATTGATGCTGCTCAAAGAAATAAATTAAGTTTACAAAACTTAATTTATTCAAATAATGGATTATATATGTCAAAAATAAATCCTATTTTAATAGAGTCTGGACAGTTAGGTGGTTCTTTCAATTTAGAAAGTATTGGTATTTCATTTTTAGATGATTGCCATGCAATAGTAGAAAATGCTGGAACATATTTTAATTCATCATATTCTACTATTAGGCTACAAGTTGAAATTGATTCATTAAATCCAGACGGAGTAATACTATCTTTATTTTCTATAACTGGATACTATGCTTTTATAATTAAAAAAGAATCTGATAAGATTGTTGGGCAACTTCTAAAAGAATTTAATGATGCTACTCCAGAAGAACTATTTAGCAGTATGACGCTAGGAGATGGAGAATATAATATAGCATTAAATTTCTCAGATCGAACTCTATCAGCACTAGTTGGCGCGGAAGTATTTAATGATTTATCATTCCCATCAGTAGGAAATATATCATCTATTTATATTGGAAATCTTCCTGGATCAAGTCTAGGATTTCAAGATTATATAAGAAATTTCTGTATAGATAATTATACTGAATTTAATGATATAGACTGGTATGACCCTGGTATTTATATGACAAGATTTAATGGTACGCTTAATGTATCTCAAAAGGCTATTTTTAATTATTCTACTGCAGAGTTAATGTCTTCAAATAATTCTATTATTACTTTTAATAGTGCTGCAAAATTAAATGCCATTATTAATGGCGAGTTTATAGATGGGCCATCCAATATACCGTCCTTTGACTACGATGCTCCAAGCAATATAGATATTTCAATATCTGCAACTACAGATGATTCTTTAAATGACAGTATTAGAATAAACAATGTTTATTTATCTACAATTGATACATCATCCATATCATCATCACAGTCTGGATTTGAGATTGTTCAAAATATATCAGAATCTTTAGAACAAATAAATTGTCCATTTATTTTAAAAACAAATAATGCTGATATATTATCACATGATGATAATCTAGGAATGAAATTTATTCCTAATATTTCTACTGGATGTAAAGTAGTTAAAAAAACTAAGGACTACCAACTCTTTGAGTTGATATTTAAAATTAATAAGTATCCCAATGCTAATGAAGAATATACAATTTTTGATCTATCTGGTCTAACAAACATTAATTTATTATTTTCATCAGATGGAATAACTAAAAATGGAGATTATGACTTATATATAGATGGACAATTAATTTCTAATATTGCTAATGTAGATATTCTAGTTGGAGAAATTTATCATATCTTCGTAGTTTTTGAGGAAGCAATAGATAATGATATTCATATTGGAAACAATAAATCTATTTTAAATACACTAAATGGCTCAGTTGGAAAAATTTGTTTGTATGAAAGTACTCCACCAGATATTTCCTCCTATATAGCAGACAAGTATCAAGATTTAATTGGAAAAATTACTAAAACAATCTCTGGTGGCACAATTAGCATTAAAGATACCCCAACATCACAATCTTATTATAGAGATAGTAATGGTAAATATTTTGAAATGTTAGATCTTCCAAAGGTAAAATTTGTCATATCTTCGTGGGAAGAAATAGATCTTACTAACTAATATGTCCAATAATTGTGCTATATTTATGTTTTAGCATAGAAAAATGGTAATATTGCAATATGGGAAAAACAAGAATCACTCACATTGAAGAGACTGATTATGGTCTTTATTTATGGGAAATGCCAGATGGAAGATTAGTTGCTGATGAAGATAAAAACTTTCTAAATATACCAGCAAAAAAGGGCGATCAGGTAAAAATTAAGGCTTTAGCAGATGCTGCTAGGTCATATGGAATTACAGAAGGTAAGGCCGTGTTTTGGTCTGGCAATAGACGAGTGACAGATGAAGAATATGAGTACCAAAAGCAACGAATGGATTGGGGACTCATCCCAGACGAACTTGATTATGGAGCAGCAAGAGATGAACTACTTGCCCGTCAGAAAGGATTTAAAAGATGACTGAATATATAGAGGACTCTGTATCATCAGAAGTTCAAATTACATCATCAAATGATTTTTTTAAATTTTCTGAGTCATCTTATTCTGATCCATTCTCTGAGAGTGCAGAAAAAATAAATAAGTTCGATGGACTTTCTTCTTCATTTAAAAGAAAAAATACTAGATTAATACAAAAATATCATCGTGGCTCTGGCGCAGGATCTAAGAAAATTGAAGATCCAGATGTAACAGGCTATGCCATGTTTGAGGTCGTTGAGCCTCCATATAATATGGACTATTTATCTAAGATATATGAAATTTCATCCCCACACCATGCCGCCTGCGATGCTAAAGTATCTAACACAGTTGGTTTAGGATATGATTTATTAGAAACTTCAGCAACAAAAGCAAAAATTGAAGAAATAGATGATAGTGATATTGATAGATTAAGTTTTCTAAGAAGAAAAATTACTCGCGCTAAGGGCGACCTTTTTGACACCATTGACTCTATGAACGAGGACGAGAGTTTTACTGAAACTATGAAAAAAATTGCTACTGATTATGAATCAACTGGCAATGCTTATATGGAAATAGGAAGAAAGGTTGATGGAAGCATAGGCTATATTGGACATGTTCCATCAAGTAACGTTAGAGTTCGTAGAATTAGAGATGGATTTGTACAGATTGTTAATAATAAAGTAGTTTTCTTTAGAAACTATGGAGATCAATCTACGTCAGATCCTACTGGTCATGATACTAGACCAAATGAACTTATTCACTTTAAAAAATATACTCCAACAAATAATTATTATGGAGTTCCAGACATTATCCCAGCACTAACAGCACTTGCTGGCGATGAATTTGCATCCAAGTTTAATCTAGACTATTTTGAGAATAAGGCTGTTCCAAGATACATTGTTGTAGTCAAGGGTGCAAGATTATCAGATGAGAGTCAACGTAAACTGCTTGAATTTTTCCAAACAGGTTTAAAGGGCAAGAATCATAGATCTCTATATATTCCACTTCCTGCTGATGATGGACAGTCTAAGGTAGAGTTTAAGATGGAGCCAGTAGAGGCAGGGATACAAGATTCTTCATTTAAGAACTATAGGATTGAAAACAGAGATGAAATTCTTATGTCTCATAGAGTTCCTGTAACAAAGGTCAGTATGGGGGCTGGTGTTTCATTAGCCGCTGCGAGGGACGCAGATAAGAATTTCCGCGAACAAGTTACAAAGCCTACTCAAGACTACTTTGAAAAGAAAATTTCAAAAATAGTTAAAGAGTTTACTGATATGTTTTATCTTAAGTTTAATGAACTTACTCTTACTGATGAGGATACTCAATCTAAGATTGATGAGAGATACCTAAGAATGCAAGTTTATGTTCCAAATGAAATTAGGGCGATAAAGGGTCTACCAGCATTAGATGGTGGAGATAAGCCAATAGTATTAAATGCTCAAGCCAAGGCAGAGCAAACTACTCAGGCTACTGGAAATCGTCAAAGGGATCAGCAAAGACAAAATAATTCGCCAGACATATCTGGGGAGGCAAGAAATCCACAGGGCGATGGAAGAGTTGTGCAATAGTTATGAATAAAATTTTTGTATTATTTTAAATACTTGATAACATTTAACTAAGATGGAAATTAAAAAGTCTTATTGGCATAGTGACGGCGATAGAATAAGTCTGTCTGTTCCGTTTTTTAAGGTTGACAAAGAGCGTAGAATCGTATCTGGATTTGCTACGTTAGATAATGTTGATCGACATAATGATATAGTTGATGCAGAAGCATCAATTAAGGCGTTTGAGGCTTTTCGTGGCAATCTTCGTGAAATGCATCAGCCAATCGCTGTTGGCAAAGTAACTAATTTTAGAGAAGAGCAGTTTTTCGACCAATCAACTGGTCAAACATATCGTGGAGTTTTCGTAGATACATATGTATCTAAGGGTGCCCAAGATACCTGGGAAAAGGTTCTTGATGGCACTCTTTCTGGTTTTTCAATCGGCGGGAATATTACAAAAGTAGATACAGTTCAGAAGAATGGTGACTCAATTAGAGTTATTAAAGAGTACGAACTTGTAGAACTATCTCTAGTTGATAGCCCAGCGAACCAACTAGCCAATATCTTTGCAGTACAAAAGAGCGATTCTGGCAATTCTATTACTGGAATGGCTGTAGATTTAAAAATGGACACCATTTTTTGGTGTGAAAATGATCAAATTGCTGTCGCAAAAGAATCAGATTCCTCAACATGTCTAGTTTGTGAAACAGAGATGACAAATATAGGTTGGGTAGAGTCAAATGATATTGCTAAAAATGAAGAAATTGGTAAAGCAGTAGATCGCCACATTAGTAAGGCTGGCCCAAGTTCATCTACATTGCTTCCACTAGCCCCGCGTGATCTTCCTTGGGATGGAACAGCAGCAGAAATGCGAGTTCGTGAGTGGGCATCTTCAGATAACTCTGGCAATAAAGAAACAATTAACTGGAGAAGATATTCTAATGCGTTTGCTTGGCACGACGCCCAAATGCCAGATAACTTTACCTCCTACAAACTTGGATTTGCAGATGTAATTGATGGAAGACTTGTCGCAGTACCTAGAGGCGTCTTTGCTGCTGCTGCGGCCCTTGAGGGCGCTCGCGGAGGAGTAATGATACCAGAGTCTGATAAAGCAACTGCTAGATCTTTACTCTCACGCTATTATAATAAAATGCGATCAGAGTTTAATGATGAGTCAATCCAAGATCCATTTTCTAAGTCATTAGACGATGAAACCAATATTGAAGGAGGTGCAGCAAATATGGAAATTGAAAAAAATGATGAAGTAGAAGCCGTAGAAGAGATTACTAAGGCCAACGGATGCGATGGAAATTGCGATTGCAATTGCAACAAGTCAGTTGAAGAACCAGAACTTGAAAAGGCTGATACGATAGAGGATTCTGTTTCTGAAGAAGTTGAGGAGGCAGAGGAAATTGAAAAGGCTGCTGTCTCTGATGTTGAGGTTGAAGAACCCGACTTTGTGAAAATGTTGGATGACCTCAAGACATTCTTCGGAGACAATATTACTAAGAGCGCAGAGGAAACTAAGTCTACAGTAGATGAACTTAGCAAGACTATAGATGCTCGTATTACAGAATTGGCTGATAAGCACGATTCCCTAAGCAAAGCAGTTGAGAATATCAAAAGTGCAATCGACACAATCGAAAAGCGCGTTGATTTGGTTGAAAATGAAACTGCTGTTAAAAAATCCCGCGATCTTGAGGGGTCAAAGGAAGAAAAAACAATAAGAAAAGGTATCTGGTCTGGATCTTTCCTCGGCGTCCGTGACCTATAAACAAAAAATCGAAAGGTAGGTGAAAAGCAAGATGAGTAACGAACTTTTACAAAAAGTAATCGACACCACAGAGGTTGGCGCTGACGGCGGCGGTCTTTTGAAGCCAGAGCAATCTAATCGCTTCATTGACTACATGTTCGACGCTACCATTCTTACCCGCGCTGCTCGCACAATTCGTATGCGTTCAGACACAGCCGAAATTGATAAGGTTGGCGTTGGTGAGAGACTAATGGTTGTTGCAACTGAAGGTGAAACCACAGGTCAAACTGACCGTGGAGCAACATTCACAAAGGTTTCATTAACAACAAAGAAACTACGTCTAGATTGGGAACTCTCAAGCGAATCCCTTGAGGATAGCATTGAGGGACCAGATCTTGAAGATCATATCGCCCGTTTGATGGCAACACAAGCAGGAAATGACGTTGAAGATTTGGCAATTAATGGAGACACAGCCTTAACAAGCAACAATCTCCTTAAGGCATTTGACGGATTCCGTCAATTGGCTCTTGATGGCGCACACGTTGTTGACGCTGCAGGCGCTGGAATCAGCAAGGCAGTATTCAACAATGCACTCAAGGCTATGCCACGCAAGTACAAGCAACGTCGTAACCAGTTGCGCTTCTTCACCGGAAGCAACTTGGTTCAAGACTACCTGTACAATCTAACAACTGTTGGATCAACACCAGAAGATATCGCTTCAAGCATTCTTCGTGGCAACCCAGCAGCACCAGACGGCGCTCCAGGTGGAGTCATTCCGTTCGCTTTCGGTATTCCAGTCGTTGAGGTTCCTCTAATTGACGAAACTCGCGCTGGTACATACTCAGGAACATCAGGAAATCATGGTGAAGTTCATTTGTCATTCCCAAATAACTTCCTCATCGGTATCAAGCGTGATGTTACTGTTTACCGTGAGTTCAAGCCAAAGAAGGACACAATCGAATACACACTCTTCATTCGTGTTGGTGTAGCAGTCGAAAATCTTGATTCCTTCGTAATCGTTAAGAACGTTAAGGTCGCTTCCTGATCTTAATACTTACTGGCAGGAGGAGAGGAGAAATCCTCTCCTTTTGTCATTTCTGATATAATTAATGTGGAGATAGGAGTAAAAATGTCTTTTACATCAATGAAAGTTAGTGATTTACGAGAGGTTGGCGAGTACTTTGCCGTTGACCTAGAAGGTCTTAAGACTAAGAATGAAATTCTTTCTGTCTTAGCAGAAGAAGGAATTACATATGAGATGTATAGTAAATTCTTAGGAGCAGAGAAAGCCACAGTAGACTTAGAGCCTAAAAAGGCTAAAAAAACAATAGTTGGAGAAACTGTATTGGTACGCATGGAGAGAGGAAATCCTTTATATCAAGTAAATGGGTATGTATTTACTAGAGAGCATCCATATGTTGCTATGTCTACAGATGATGCAGAATATTTATTCAGCAATGAAAAGGGATTTAGAATGGCTACTCCACGCGAGGTACAGGAATATTATAATTAATCGGAGGCCAGTAAATGCTACAGGTATATACCAGTAATGTACCAGTATTAAACTTAACTACATATGATAAGGATGGTATTCCTGTACAGCCAGATAGCGCACCATCAGTATATATTACTGATGCTCAAACTGGCCAAGCGATTGTAACAGGAAGTCCAACGCTTATTGATGCAGATTATCCTGGTCAATATTCATATGCTCTTTCATCTAACTATACTAATTTTGAAAGAGTGTTAAAAGTAGTATGGGCCTACTACGTTGACTCCCTTGAAGTTAATCATGTTGAATATCTATATGTTAGTGTTCCATATGTTACAGTAGATGAAACTATAACAGAACTTGGATATTCTTCAAGACCAGAAGATCCAAACTACTTCCCATATGAACGCATTATTGCAGCAGAAAGAACTGCTAAAATGCTTATTGATAGTTATTTAGGATTCTCTTTATCATTAACTCAAGGAACTATAACTGCATATGGCGACGGCGCTGACGTTTTAGTTCTTCCATCAAGAATAAGAACTATTTCAAAATTAGTAGAAAATGATGAAATAGTAATAAACTATGAAGGTGGAGAGGATTACAACGTTTTTGGCTATCAGGTAGAAGTTACAGAAACTGCATATGGAATTAGAATTGTACCTACAAATCCTGGCGATGATATTGCTGAACAAGAATTTATTGATATAACAGGGTATAGAAAAGGTAGATTCAGAAATGGATATAGATATGATGTGTCTGGACTTATTGGATGGGACTATATACCATTAGAAATTAAACAAGCGGCGTTTCTGCTTATTAATGATTTACTTTGTAGTGAAAGTAGTTGGAGAAGCAAGTACGTTAAAAAAATTAATAATGGTCAAATGTCAATTGAATTTTCTGGACAAATATATCAAGGTACTGGAAATGCTTTAGCCGATACTATTCTTAATAAATTTAGAATGATTCAGGCTGTGATCATTTAATGTATGGATGCATACAAGGATCAGTTTTTACAATGAAGGCTGAAGTTCTGTATCAAATAACAGAGCAAGATGAATTAACTAATGAAATATCTAGAAGATGGGCAACATTAAAGTTTATTAAATGTTCTATTCTTCCAATTAATGAAAGTGGTGGATCATCAACTTCAGACAATAAATCTTTTTCTAAAGAGTACATTGAAGAATTAGAAACTAAAATGTACACCAAAGAACAGTTGAGTAAAAGATGGAGAATTTCTAATATTAAAAATAAAGATAATGTAGAAATTTATAAAGAGATTGACAGGGTTTCAACACCCAACACCGTCTTTGAGGTGCATGGATCACATCCAATAATTGATATGTTTGGTAATATTCAATATTATGAAAACCACTTGAAAAGAGTTCAGGTGCAGCCAAATGATTAATGTATATATTGATTCATCTTCACAAAATAAGTTATATGCAGAGTTAAATAATAAAATTACTGGAATAAAAGAATTATCATCTGGATATGCTGAAAAAGAAATGTTAGATGCGGCATTCTCTATTGCCGCCTTAAAATTTGTTAAATCAACAAATCTTCTAGCAAGATCTAAAAAAAGTTATTTTCACCATATCTATGAGTGGGAACAGGTCGGCAAAGAAACTGGAAGGCTTTTTAGATTAATCAAAAAAAATAATGGCTTAGGCTCTGCTACTATTTATACTAAATTTAATGTATCTAAAAAAAGATCTCCAATATCATCAATACTTAGAACTCCAGGAAAGTCTGGGAGAATGGTAAAAAATAGCGGCGTATTTAAAAATAAAGCAGAAGTAATGGAATCAGGAACGCCAGTTGGATTTATTACTACTAGAACTATAGCCTTTGTTGGTAAAGACAGGAATATAGTATTTGTCCCTTCTGGTAAAAATATTAGTATTAAAAATCCAGGTGGTAAAGATACTGTTGGAGCATTTTCTAAGCATTTTGCATCATGGTGGTCTATTAACTTTTCAGGCATATTAGATAATTCTGGAGTAATAAGAAAAGTAGAAGCAAATGTCGCCCAGACCTTAAACAGAAAAGGTGCTGGGAAGTCAGATGTAAGAAGAACCATTTCTATGACATTAGCGCCTTATAAAACTATTGGAAGTGTTATTTAATGGCTGATTATACACAAAATGCAAGGACTGTGCTTAATTCATTTTTATGGAGCGAACTTCAGTCAGAAGGAATTTTAAAAAGTAAGAATTACCGCCCAGATGGGTCCACTAAAGCACTTGTCCCAATTGTTCCAGTTCAAGAACTTCCAGAGTTTAATAATTTAATATCAGATCAGCCGTATATACTTTATGACTATGAAGTAGAAGGCTACGGAGATCAATGGTGGATCTGTGAAGAAAGAATGCTTTATAGTATTGTTGGAACTAGTATTTCAAAAATATCTGAGATAACAGAATTTATGATTGATCTTTTTAGAAGACTAGATGATTCTGGTAAAGATGTTCAATTATCTAATAGTAAAGATGATATTTTAAGATTTTATTCAATAGGTCTACAATCTGCTACAGCGCCCACCCCATTTGAGTCTGAGGGTGGAAGAATGATTGGAACAGTAGAGATAACATATAAATACTCTAGAATTTTAGATGACTCTGGTAGATTCCAATAATCTTTGTTTTAATAGACTCTCATGCTATTATATAAAAGAGGAAAGATTTATGCCGGATATTAATAATATCCGAAAGGTAGGTGTAAAGAAATAAATGGCCGATAAGGGTGAAGTTCGTAATATTATCGTCGGTGCAGCACAGGTATTCATTTCAAAGGGAGACTCAACTGACACCGCTAACTACAAGAAGGTCATGCCAGTATTTGGTTCAACTGCTGCTGGAGATTACTTAACAAGTACAGGTTCAGCAGACTGGAGAAACGTTGGATACACATCTGAGGGCTTCGAAATTTCATACGAACCACAATATGGCGAGGTTGAAGTTGACCAGTTGCTTGACTCTGCTCGTATCTTCAAGACGCAATTGCGCGTCATGCTTCGTACTTCCATGAGTGAGGGAACACTTCAAAATGTTCGTACCGCTTTTGGTCAGTCAAATGCTTCACAGGTTAATACTGTATACAATACAGCAAGTACAACAAGTGCAGCATCAGCATATGGAGGAACACTCAATGCTGATGGTTCTGGAAACAACGTACTACAATTAGCCGCAGGCGCTCTTGGCGAGGCACCAGTAGAAAGATCTTTGATCGCCGTTGGTCCTGGACCAACAACATCAACAAATACTACAAAAACAGAGAGAATTTATCTCGCTCGCCGCGTTCTTTCTATGGAGACTGTATCTCACGCTCTTCGTAGAAATGAAGCATCAGTATACCCAGTTACATTCCGCTGCCTTCCAGATGATGATTATGCTGGAGCAGAATACGGAGAAATTTTAGATAGAGTTTATTCCTAATAACTTAATATTCTAAGGTAGACCCCGCTCACAAGGCGGGGTTTATCTTTATGTTTTTACCCACCGTTTTGATATAATTTAATTAAGTTATTAGGAGGATAAATTGGCAACTGCTATTTATGATACTGCTGAATTAGAGTTAGAAAATGGAGAAACAATTACTGTTCGACCATTGCCTATTAAATCATTAAAAAAGTTTATGAGCGTAATTAGAGAACTTGATGCTGAAAGTGTAGAGTCAGAAGAAGGTGCATTAGATGTATTTATTAAGGCTGCTATGGTGTGTTTAGAAAAATCTGCTCCGCATTTATCTAGAGATAGAGAGGCATTTGAGGACGCAGTAAATGTTCCAACAATGATGAAAATTCTGGAGATCTGCGGAGGGTTAAAGATGACTGACCCAAATCTCCTAGGGGCGGCTCTAGTTGGGACGAACTAGACTTAGCAGCCCTGGAATCTGAGGCGTTTCTTTTGGGAATCTGGAAGAACTATGATGAATTAGAGGATAATCTGTCTATAGATGAACTTCTATCTACCCTAAATGCTTCTAGAAAAAAAGAAAGAGAAAGTCAAAAGTTCTTTGCCGCTATACAAGGAATTAATTTATCAGATGATGAGCCTGCAGATATTGCAGAACTTTCTGGTACAGATGCAGCAATAGCAGGATTCGGCGTAGGTATGGGCATTGGACATTCTCGCATGGAGGTAGTTGAGTTTGAGTAGAATTAATCTTGAGGTTGTAGCAAACGGCAACTTTGGACAACTTGAAGGACAACTTGCTAGATTAAAAGCACAAGTTGCTAGTATTAATTCTTCTATGTCAAAATCAGGAATGATAAGTCCTGAGGCTATTTCTAATATGCAGCGTTATTCAAACTTAATGGCTGAACAATTAAAGTATAGCGGGATGTTCCAAACTAAGATGGTTAGCCTTACATCTGAAACTGAAAGATTTGGGCAGAGTCTTCAAAAAGGTAATCTTAGATTAGGTGAATATTTTAGAACTGCTACTGGATACATTAAAAATCAACAAACAGAAATACAAAAATTAGCAAGAGAGCAAGTAAGACTACAAAACTCAATGACCTTAGCAACTGGAGATGGTAGGGCGATGGTCATTACCCCTACTGGAATAGATAATGCTATTCATAAGCAACAAATACTTAATCAAGAATATAGAATATTCAGAGAAGTAGTTGCTGGTGGCTCTACTCAACTAATTAACTGGGGTAAAAATACACAATGGGCTGGTAGGCAGTTAACAGTTGGTCTTACAGTACCCCTCACGCTATTTGGCTCCGCCGCTGCTAAAGCATTTATGGAAGCAGATAAGCAGTTAACAAGATTGGTTAAAGTATATGGAGATGCATCAAAAGGTATAGTAGATCCAGCGGAACTTGCAGCAATAAGAACTCAGACATTAGGACTTGCTAAAGATATTGCAGCAAGTATGGGTGTCGCTGCTGAAGAAACACTTGGAATTGCAGCCGACATTGCCTCTACCGGAAAACAGGGCAATGACCTACTTGCAGCAACTAATGAAGCCATAAGATTATCTGTGCTTGGTGAAGTAGATAGGCAAGAGGCTATGAGGGCCACCCTATCAATTCAAAGTGTCTTTAAAAAAGATACTCAGGGATTAGCAGAATCAATTAACTTTTTAAATGCTGTAGAAAATCAAACTTCTACAACACTTAATGACCTAGTTACGGGAATTGTAAAGGCTGGTCCAGTAGTCCAGGGGCTTGGCGGAGA